ATCGTATCCATCAGGTGGGGATCCTTGCAGATGACGAATTCCCACCCGTCCTCGATCCACTGAAAATACTGGTAGACCGGCGCGACGAGCTCAGTATCGGCGTCCAGGTATAGCACCGCCTTCCACTCCGCCGGCGTCAGCTCGTATGCCTTCAGCTTCGCCCGCCTCCCGCCCACGTCGCTGTCGGGCTGCCGGATGAGAATATCTTCCTGTCCGATCTTGGCCGTCGAGCACAACGCGATCGGGATGTCGGGCATGTGTACCTTGATGCTCTTCATCAGCCGCACCGCGCATTTCCGCGCCGGGTCTCCGAACGCCACGACGTAAATTCCCCGCGTGCTCTTCGTTCCCTGCTCTCGTGGCGCGCCTGGTTTCACTCTCACCTCGATCACCTCCTGCGTCGGCTGCTCCGAGATCCCTGCATTGAGCATCGAATCTCCGAACGCCTGCTCGAATCCCCAGGCGTGCCCGGCGCACCAGTTCTCGATCGTGTACGCCGACGTCGCCGCCCGCAGCGCCTCGTGGTCGAATGGCGACGACAGTGCCGCCTCGAGCGCCGCCACCAATGCCGCCACATCCCCGCGCGGATAACGATGGATCCCTGGGACCGCCGGCAGCTCGTCCAGGATGCCCACATGCTGTGGGATCACCACCCGCACCCCGCACGCCAGCGCCTCCAGCACCGGCATCGGCCCGCCCTCGACCCGGCTAGGGCACACCAGCACGTCCAGACTTTGGTAGAACGCCGGCATGTCCTTCCAGGCGTACCGGTGGGTCGGCACCGGCCACCCGCGCCCGCTGGCCATCCACTCGACCTTCTGCCCGACCTTGGACCGCACCACGCCGGTGACCAGGTCATCGCCCTTGCGGTGGTTCTGGTACGTGTACCCGCTAAAGCCGATGATCGGCCGCTTGTGTTTCTGCGCCTTCGGGATCGTGAACCGCTCGCGCTCCACCGGCAGCGCCGGCTGGATCGTCGGCCCGTACCGGCTCAGCGGATCCGCATAGATCGCCGACATGGCCACCCGCAGTTGAATCCGCCTGGCCACATCGTCGAACAGCTTGGCCTTGTCGTTCCCCGGCGGATGCTCCTCGCGGTGCGTGAACAGCGCCGCGACTGGCGACTTGGGCCACTCCCGGAAAAGCTGCGCCTCGAAGTAGCCCATCAGGTAGATGATGTCCGCGTGCATGTCCGGCGCTGCGGTCAACGTCCAGCCGAGCCCGGCCGCCAGGTACCGCGCGAACCTCGGCAGCACCCGGTCGTCGGGATAGTTCCGGCACACGACGTTGACCCGCAGCGCCATAGTTTTATCCGTGTATCCGTGACAGAATCCGTGTCGAGCTTATGCCCACAGGACCTGGCAGAACGCCGTCGGGCGAATCAGCCCGAACGCCGCCCGCAGCTCGCACAAAATAGCAACTAAGTTGCGGATGAACCAGTCCGAGTGCGAATCCGTCGCGGTGACGGTCGCCTGCTCGCGGTCCCACAGCACCGCCTTGCGCCAGTCGCCCAGCAGGCCCGTCCCCTGCGGCACGCTCAGGCTTTCCACCACGGGCAGCCCCCACAGCGTCTTCGGGCCTGTGTTGAGCGGGCCGTTATAATACAATCGGCCCGTCAGGTCCGGCGTCAGCTCGATGTTGGCCCAGTCAATCGGGTTGATGACCCAGGCGGTCGGCGTCGCGCGCCCGTTGACCTGGACGCTCGTCATGGCGTTGCGCGCCGTGACGAACACGTTGGTGATGAACGGCTGGATCAGCACATTGGCCGTGTTGAAAATGCCGGTGAAGTTCTCGCCGATGCCGTTCCCGTTCACGATCTGCAGCTCGAGCTCCTCCTGCACGTCGTCGCGCAGCTCCTGGTCGATGATGCCCCGGATCTGCGCCGCGTCGGACAACGCCCGCTTGGTCGCCCCAACGTAGACCGCGATGGTCTTGACGGTCTCGTAGACCTTCTCGAAATTCATGTGGCCCTGCGGCTTGGTGCCCGTGATCTCGCCCGTGGCGCCCGTCGGATATTTGACATTCGCCTCCGGCGTCGGAGCAGCCTCGGTCACTTGGCGGGTTTGCCGCACGAACTCGACCGTGTCGCTGGTCGTCGTCCGCCGCGCCACCAGGCCGAGCACGTTGAGCGGATAGCGCCCCAGCGGCTCATAGATCCCGGTAAAGTCCGGGTTGACGAATGCGCCGGCGCTGGTCACGTCGGCCCCAGCGATGAGCTGCTTCATCCCGCCGATATGGATCGGGTTCGAGCGCAGCCCCTTGGCGCTATCAGGGATATGGCCATTCGGGAACTGCGCCAGGAATGCCTTCCAGGAATCCGACGAGACGAACTGCTCGCCAATCGTCTGGCCCTTCCCGGCCGGCGCGCCCGGCTGCGGTCCCGTCCTTGGCCTATCGTTCAGCTCGATCCCTGCTCCCAGGTCCATGATCGCCTTACGCAGCGCCTCGTCGCCTTCCTGCGCCTTGATCTCATCCTTGAGTTTCTTGGCGTCGGTCAGCAGTTGCTCGACCTTCGTCCGTTCCTCGCCGGTAAAATCGCGCTTCTCTTTCTCGGCCAGGTCGCAGATGGCGCGCGCATCCAGCAGCGCCTTCTGCATCAATGCTTTCTTGTCCATTTCAATCCTCCATCAACTCGATTTCGATTCGCGATGCATAAACGCTCGGTGTCGGATTCCTGGGCGTGTCACTCGCACCGTCCCCGGTGCCATGATCCTGGCCGTGATCGTCTGCCGATTTCAATTCGGGCGGCTCGACATCCGCATCGCGCAAATGTCGCGCCAGATGATTCCACACTCCCCGGCGGTCCGCATCAGGGATCGTCGTCCCGCCTCGCCCGCCGTTCAAAACCCCGATGCCAGTCGTGCAGCCTCGGATGTTCGCCGCGCCCGGCGTGCCATCCCCGGCGACCATGTGGTGCACGAATTTATAACTCGACTTGACACTCGGGTCGCCGTCGGGATCGCGCCAGGCGAAGATGCGCCGGTAGTACGCCTCGTCTCGCCCACTCTCCGCCCGCGCCGTCATCGCCGGCCCGTCCCAGGCCGCGTCAGTCGTCGGCGTCGAATGTGCCGGCAGCGCGGCTTTCTGGCCCTTGATCGCCAGCGTGACGGTGTCAATGCCAGCTCCCCGTGTCACGGGTCCGACGCCGATAACATTCAACTTTTTGAGAAAACGGACGTCATGGCCATTGAATTGGCCATACTCGCTCTCCTCGATGTCAAACGAGTATGACCACTCTTGCTGGTCTCCCAAATTTCTCACTGTCTTGTAGTGTTCAGAGCCCCCCATCGTATCAAGGAAAAATTGGCCATCGGCGATGGCTTTATCGCCATCCTCACGAATCGCCCCTTTCCCGACCGGCAACAATCCCCAATTGTGGTTCCACGGTTCGATGATAACTCGCTGCTCTTTGAAAGCGCCAGGCAGAGTCACATCCCCATCGTGGTCAATCACATTCAGCGTTGCAAAGCCGGCTCTGAACTCTCCCGATGTTCCGTCTGCCTTGAATTCAATTGCCGCTCGAAATGTCTTGGTCTTCATCGCTTTTCACTCCTCGCTCTTCGCTACTCGCTCCTGCCGAACGTCACGCTGCACGAACAGTTTGAATTATTGTCCGGCCCGCCCGCAGGATCGCCCGGCCACATCATGCCGTTCGAAAATAATTCTCGGATCCCGACCGTCGCCCCGCTCATCGCCGCGTGCGCCGGTCGCGGATTATTCGAGTTCACGTGCCAGGTCTTGGTCCGCAGCCCGCCCTGCCGGGCAGCGTTCATCGTCCCGAAATTCGCCAGCGACGTCGTCCGTGTGAAGGCGATCTCCGCAGCCCGCACCGAGAGCGCCAGCTCGAACACGCCTTTCAGCGCATCCAGCGGATCCTCCTGCCTCAGTGCCTCGCCGATCTGCGACTGCGTCGTCGCGTTCACGTACTCCGCCGAGATGCGGCTGTTCTCAGCGATCCACGCCTCCATCTCGCTCTCGTCCAGGTCCGCCCCGAGCTGCTCCGACACATACCGCGCAAAGTCCACCGTGGTCGCCTGGCTCAGCTTCCGAAAGTCCCCGGTCAATTCTGCATCCCACCGGCGCCCATCCCACAGCACCGCGATGTCCGGCAGCGCCTTCGTTCCTTCCGTGCTCCTGGCTTTCGCCAATTTGAGCACAGCGTCCCGCTGCCGTTCAAACACGCTGACCATCTGCCGCGTCCACCGCTTTCGCCACTGCGCTCTCAGCTCCGGTTGCGTAGGATTAATGTCCTCCGCCTTCGCTTGTCCCCTTGTCCCCTTGTCCCCTTGTCCCCTTGTCCCCTTCGGCGGTGGAGCCGTGTCGTTTGGCGATGCCTGCCCGCCCACCAGCACATTCAGCGGCGTGACGAGCTGCTCAGCATCCCCGCCCATCGAGGGCAGATTCATCCTCGCCCGCGCCTCATCCGCTGTCATCCAGGGCCGCCCGACCGCGCTCTGCAGCGACTGCGTCTGCTCCTGGAACGACCCCTGCAATTTCTCGGCGATGTTGAACTCGACATACACGCCCTCGCGGTCAGCGAACTCGGGCAGCAGTTGCAGCTCAATATCCTGCTCGATCATCGCCATCCACGGCCCGAGCGAATCCTGGTACAAGTTCCGGTGTTGCTCCTGGATGTTGGAAAACGTCGCGTTGTCTAGGATGCCCACCATCGGCAGCGGGATATGATAAGCCCGGGCACACTCTTCCCGCGTCAGTTTCCTTCCGGCCAGGTATTCTGACTCTTGGGCATTGAATGTCCCGGGCCTCCACGTCATGCCCTCTTCCAAAATCGCCGTCTTTCCCGAATTGTCCCCGCCCGCATACAGCGCCTCGAATTCGGCCTTGAACCGTGCCCGAGCATTCTCGCCCCACTCAGGCGCGTTCGCCGGTCGCTCAATGATGCCCGACTGCCGGGCCGCATTCTGCCAGAAATGCTCGCGGTAATCTCCCGCCGCATGCTCCTCGGCCAGCACCCGCCGCAGCGTCTCGAGCGGCGAGAGTCCATTGACCGGGTCCTCCGGGTTATATCCACGGAAATGGACAATCGCGTCGGGCTCCGCCGTCACGATTTTCCCGCCTATGTTGATCTCGTACCGGGTCGGCACCAGCCCGCCGTACACCGTCACTAGCGTCGGCGGGATTCGCAGTAGCCCCATCGGTGTGCCCGGCACTTTGAGCCAGTAGGCATTGAAATACACGCCCAGGTCGCCCATAAGCGCCTCGATCAGCCGGTACCGCGTCATCTTGTATTCTGCTGGCAGAGGCCGGTCGAGCACGACCGCCAGCGGGTGATCGCGCAGCCGCTCGCGGTCCGTCTCGCCCACGCGCCGGAACACGTGCAGTCCGAGCTGCGCGATGTTCCGCGCCAGGAAATCCACGCACGTCCGAATGTTGGGCTGCTGCCGATAGAGCGTGGCATAGTCATAATTGAACTCGTCGTACATCCGAAGCGAGCCATAGCTCACCATCGGCCACCAGCCCGTGTTCAGATCCGTCAACGCGCCCACGCTCTGAATGACGGCCATCAGTTCACCACCTGTATGAAATCCACGTTCGACGATTCGATCATGACCTCGCCGTCCATCGGCGTCGTCTCGCCCTTCGCCTTCAAAATCTCCGCGTCGCGCAGCACCAGGTAGCCGCGCGTCTTGCGCCACAGCACGCCACGAAACGCGCGATCCGTCTTCGTGTTCACGATCACCCGCCTCAGCGTCGGATAGCGGTCGAAGAGATTCAACTATCCTTGTCCTCGAGCTTGAAATATTCCTTGCTGACTTGAACGTAAATCGGGGGTTGCGTTTTGCCACTCAGAAGTGCAACCCAGACACGACCAAACATCAAGGCAAATAGTCGCTCGCGCCAAGACATTCGCCAGCATGATACACACTGCTCGCCGTCTGTCCATATCGGCAATGGGTCAACACTAGCTACATTTTCTGAGTACTTTTTGCCACTCGGCTGTAGAGTTACATTTGAAAATTCGAACCCTGCTGGTTTCATTTTCCTGCCTTCAATTCATGCATTTTCGTGTTCACGATCACCCGCCTCAGCGTCGGATACCGGTCAAACAAGAACACAGATTTGCTCCTTGACACTTGAAGCATTATATGTTATAATGCGATTATAACTCTTGGCAAGGAGACCAAAATGAGTAACATGCTTTCCGCGAAAGTCACCATCAAGGGCACTCGCCCACTGTTCATGCATGCCTTCGGGCCAGATACGATTCCACTTGACAAGCGCCAGGAAAGAACGGG